AAAAAATAAAAAAAAATAAAAAAATTTTGCTCCTGGTGAATTCAAAAAAATTTTGACCACTTGCTGCAGAAAAAAATTATTAAGATTGTAGTCGGATATTTTAGATAACATCAATTTTTTACTAATTGGTTAAAATTCGACCTCGTAGAATGCGATTTAAGCCATTTTATACATGGGGGTAATGCGATAACATGGGGGAAATTATGCGAAAATTAAGCCATTAGCTAAAATTAAAAGACAAAAAAAAGGGCTACAATGTAGCCCCATCTAAAAAGTTTTATATTTAACCGCCCATATTAACCATCAATATTAAAGCTATAAATAATAGGAATAAAAATTCCCCTAAAGTGATATTTTTTATTTTGTTGATAAAGTCTTTCAATTTTTAACCCCTTTTTTATATGAATGCTTCGTGAGTTCCGCAACCCATTTTTTTAGCTATCTCTTGCAATTCATCATCACTAGCAATCATTCCTTCTATATTTATAAGTTCACCACTCCACGATAAAAATTCGCTATGTATATAAGGGTTAATAATTCTATAAAATGCTTCATCATCATCTAACAAAAACAACTTAGCATCAGTATAACCGCCCCTAACATCAGCCCCTTGATGAATTTGCAATAAAAGGTATTCTTCACCTTCACGCTCCAATTTTTGCCCTTGTAAAACTTGCGATAATGGACAGTCAAAATTACAAGTATTGAAGCTCTCGTTTTTTGGATCAAATCCATGCTCTTTTAGCCAATCGCTTTGTTCCGCGCTAGTGCCGTAAAAATCCCCGTTCCATTCATCACATGGTAAATCTGCGAAATCTTCGCACAATGTATCATAAGAGAGATTATTTTTTAAAACATGGAAAACATTAGCGGTAAAATCAAAATAGGGTTCATTGTTATTTACATTAACCGTAATTTCTAGCGTAGCTTCGTGAGATTTTAAAAATTCATCAAAAGATTTTTTTTGGTTACGCTCCCAATGTCTACCACCCGAACCGCCAGAATCTAAAAAATGCGACCCTGTAGACGCTGTTAGCATTTCAAAAATAATAAAATCAGTTTTAATTGTCGTTGTCATTTTTATTACTCCTATTATTTAACTGCTTTAATAAAGCCATTTTCCATTGTTACTTGTGCGAAAAATTCTCTCCCTTTATGAGTAATATGAGGGCGATTTGCTCCGACTAAAACACCATTCCTTGTATATTCTTCTCCAAAAATTGAAGTTTCTATATAGTTTAAATGCTTTCCGATATTTTCTTTTAATTCTTTTTTAGATTTATAATTAAATACAATCATTTTTATTACTCCTATTATTAAAGGTTATCTATAGCCCCATTAAGGGGCTTTCATAGCTTCCCAAGCTAATCGTCAGTAGATTTTTTTTACATTATTTTTTTAAGTTCTCCCTTTAAATATTTAGAAAATAACTCTAAACATTCTTTGGGCTCGTAACCGATATATTGCTTTTTATATCGTTGTCCGTTAACAATATCTGATACGGTTGTAATCCCCGTTGGCTTCTCAATTTTAACTATCATTTTAAAAGCTCCTATCTGTGAATAATTATAGTTTCGCGTGTATCAATATGTTTGAAGCAATCCATAATTATAGAACCACCACCGAGAACCCTCGAATACATATACATATAATCTTCAGGGTTGGGCAATCCATTCTGGATAGCTTTCTTAAATACTTTCATATGGTCGCTTTCGACAAATAAATCTTTTACTTTTACATCTAACATTTTTAATACTCCTTATTTAATTAAACCATAACCATTACATCATCATTAAGTAATCAAATCAAGCTATCTAAACGAGATCATTATAATATTTATTAATTGCTTTATTATGGATAAATAGACCTATGCAATCATAAGGGCGGTACTCATAAAGTCGCTTAAATCGAATTCTAGGAGGTCGAATTTTAACCAATCGAGGGAATTATGGCAGATAAAAGCAATAACAAAGTTAAAGGCAAATTAACATTGGTAGATAGCAAGCCTAATCTAACGGTAAAACAGAAGCTATTTGCTGACGGCATCTTGTCAGGTAAAAGCCAGAAGCAGTCCTATATAGACGCATATAATGTAGATACTAACAAAGGTATTGCGTGGGTTAATGCTGAGAGTTCCAAGCTAGCGACTTGTAACCCTAACATAACCCTATATCTGAATAGTCAAAAGAGCGCATTAGAGCAGAAACAGTTAAATCATCTAGCCATTAAGAGCAACCGCGTTCGAGAGTATGTGCTCGAAACTTTAATGCGACAATCAAAAGAAGCTGATAGTTCAAGTTCTCAAATCAGGGCTTTGGAATTATTGGGTAAAACGTGCGGGCTATTTGAAACACAAATAACTGTAACTGAAACCAGAAGTGCGGACACAGTAAAACAAGATTTAGAACAACGATTGCTCACTATGCTATCGAGTAAAGACTAATTATTTTCTACGGTTTATCTTTGGGGCTAATGCAATCTAATTAGCCCCCCCTTTTTATATACGTTTTTTTGATTTTTGACCCAGACCCGACCCCCCTTTTTTAGGCCAGGTTATCGCACATCTTATATACATAGTGATATGCTCATAATATTACTAATTTTTGACAGTACCCCCCCTATTTATATAGCAATTTGCTAGCTTTTTTTATCCTGATAGGGGTAATTACTTAGATTTAATGTAAAAACAATGCCCCCCACCCCATTTTTTTCATTTTTTCTGTTGCTTTTGCTGTGAAGGGGGTGCATTATGTTATCATCATGTATGATTCTATACCTAGTACATACCTTCTATTAGATATATACCCAGTAAGTGCCTACCTTTGTTTACTTATTAAGTTTTTATTTTTTTTTGTTTACCTAGTAGGTATATATACCTAGTAAGTATGTACCAGGTATAGGTTTGTTTTTCATATTACTGAATTCATAAATCCCTTTTTCTTAGGATAGTAAATGGATAAGAGTATTTTAAGCAAAGTTGGGAACTTATCTGAATCCCAGAAAGCAGAAATATTAGTTTTGCTACAAGAACTAGAAAAAGCTAAGTCCAGAGAAAAGTGCCACGATAGTTTTATGGATTTTGTTGGAGAGGTTTGGTCAGCATTTATTCATGGAAGACATCATGAGATTATGGCTGAAGCTTTTGAAAGAGTAGCTAAAGGTGAGCTAAAGCGTTTAATTATTAATATGCCACCTAGACATACTAAGAGTGAGTTTGCTTCTTATTTATTACCTGCTTGGTTCTTAGGCAAGTATCCTGATAAAAAAATTATACAAACAGCCCACACAGCAGAATTAGCTGTTGGTTTTGGTCGTAAGGTTAGAAACCTCGTTAATAGCCAAGACTACAAGAACATATTTCCTGACGTTAGCCTACAATCAGACAGTAAAGCTGCTGGTCGTTGGAACACTTCCAAAGGTGGTGATTACTTTGCGATTGGTGTAGGTGGTGCGGTAACAGGTAAAGGTGCTGATCTTCTTATCATCGATGACCCCCATTCAGAACAAGAAGGGGCTAGTTCAGACATTAATGTATTTAATCGTACCTATGAATGGTACACCTCTGGTCCTAGACAGCGTTTGCAGCCAAATGGTTCTATCGTTGTTGTAATGACTCGATGGCACAATAAAGACCTAACAGGTCAAGTAATAGACGCAAGCATCAAACGTGGTGGTGCAGATCAGTGGGAAGTCATAGAGCTTCCAGCTATTATGCCGTCTGGGAAATCTTTGTGGGAAGAATTTTGGAAGATAGAAGAATTACTTTCACTAAAAGCTGAGTTGCCTAACAGTAAATGGATGGCACAATACCAGCAAGACCCTACCTCCGAAGAAGGCGCAATAGTCAAAAGAGATTGGTGGAGAACATGGGAAGATAGAGAGCCACCTGATTGTGAGTTTATTATTCAATCTTGGGATACCGCTTTTTTAAAAAATCAAAGAGCTGATTATTCTGCTTGCACAACTTGGGGTGTTTTTTATCAAGAAAATGATGAAGGACAAGTAGCTCCTAATGTTATACTGCTAGATGCCTATCAAGAACGATTAGAGTTTCCTGATCTTAAAAAGATGGCATTAGAAAAATATAAAGCATACAGTCCTGATGCTTGTATCATTGAAGCAAAAGCTGCTGGTATGCCTCTAATCTTTGAATTAAGAGCAATAGGTATATTAGTACAAGAATATACACCGAGTCGTGGTAATGACAAAATTTCGAGGGTAAATGCAGTATCAGACCTATTTTCGTCAGGTGTTGTGTATGCTCCTTCAACTAGATGGGCAGAAGAAGTTATAGAGCAATTTGCTGGTTTTCCTAATATGGAACACGATGATTTAGTTGATAGCACCACGCAAGCTCTGTTAAGATTTAGACAAGGTGGTTTTATTCCATTGCACTCAGATGAAGAAGATGAACCTTTAGAACATAACCGAACTGCAAATTACTATTAGGATTTTACATGGCAATCGAAAGACAACCAGCTACTCCGATTGAAGGAACAGTAGAGCAAGAATCTCCAGAAGCAATAAGCATTGCTATCGAAAACCCAGAATCAGTTTCAATAGAAACAGAAGATGGTGGGATGATTATTGATTTTGATCCTAATTCTAAAGAAGCAGGTGATGAAGATTTTGACTCAAACCTAGCTGACTTTATGGATGATTCAGACCTAAGTGACTTGGGTAATGAATTGATTAGCTCATATAAAAATGACAAAGAATCACGATCTGATTGGGAAGAAACCTACACAAAGGGGTTAGATCAGCTTGGATTAAAGATGGAAGAAAGAACTACACCTTGGTCTGGGGCTTGTGGTGTATTTCATCCAATGCTTAGTGAAGCAGTCATACGTTTTCAATCTCAATCTATTACTGAAATGTTTCCAGCACAAGGTCCTGTCAGAACAAAGATTGTAGGTAAGATTACTGAAGATAAAACAAAACAAGCACAAAGAGTAGAAGATTATTTGAATTATCTTCTAACTCACGAAATGTCTGAGTATCGTACAGAAACTGAAAAGATGTTGTTTTCTTTACCATTAGCAGGTTCTGCATTTCGTAAAGTATATTTTGATCCAAGTTTAGATAGGCCTAGCTCTATATTTATACCAGCAGAAGATGTTGTGATTAATTATGGGGCAAGTGACTTAGAAACTTGTGAAAGAGCTACCCATGTCATGCGTAAGTCTTCTAACGCTGTTAGAAAAATGCAAGTCAATGGGTTCTACAAAGATATAGATTTACCTGACAGCTCAAGAAGTTATTCTGACATTGATAAGAAATATGATGAAATAACTGGCGAGTCATCTACTTTTAACTACGACAACAATCATACTATTTTAGAAATGCAAGTTGACTTAGATTTAAAAGGATATGAAGAAACAAATGAAAGCGGAGAAGAAACTGGTGTAGCAATACCTTATGTTGTTACAGTAGATTTTCCTAGTGGCATTATTCTTAGCATTCGCAGAAACTACTTTGAAGATGATCCTAAAAAAATAAGAAGGATGCACTTCGTTCACTATCAATACTTACCAGGTCTAGGGTTTTATGGGTTTGGTTTAATACATATGGTAGGTGGATTAGCTAAATCAGCAACATCAATTCTTAGACAACTTGTAGATGCAGGAACTTTATCTAACTTACCTGGTGGATTAAAAGCCAGAGGACTTAGAATTAAAGGTGATGATACACCTATTATGCCTGGTGAATTTAGAGATGTTGATGTACCAGGTGGAGCTATTAGAGATAATATAGCCTTCTTGCCTTACAAAGAACCATCTGCAACTCTGTATCAGTTATTACAAAACATTGTAGAAGAAGGCAGACGCTTTGCAAGCATTTCGGATATGAAAATATCTGACATGAATAACCAAGCACCTGTAGGTACAACCCTTGCTTTGATGGAAAGAAATCAAAAAGTAATGAGTGCCGTACAAGCTAGGCTTCATGCAGCAATGAAAAAAGAATTTGATATTTTAGTTGGCATTGTTAGAGACTTTACAGAGCCAGCTTATCCTTATGAAACAGACGAAGAAGAATTTATTAAAGCAGAAGACTTTGATAAAAGAATAGATGTGCTACCTGTATCTGATCCTAACGCAGCTACAATGGCCCAAAGAATTATGCAGTATCAAGCTGCTATGCAGTTATCTCAAACAGCACCAAATATGTATGACTTGCCAGAGCTACATAGACAAATGCTTGGAGTGTTAGGCATTAATGATGT